CATACGCCAAATTACTAGGCTTATGACGAAGGTCCGGCTCCCATGCACTGCCGAGCGTAATGCTCAGGCTATTAAGCAGTATATACAGACAGACGTCGACCTGGGAGATGTTACATTTCCAGTTGGAAGAGCGAAGGTTATGCGCAGTTGTGCGCGTTACCTAAGATCGACCTTTGCCGACGTTGAGAAAGAGATTGTCGAGCTAACCCTGGTGCCCAAACATGGCCCAGGGTCGCTCGCAGTGCCATCTAAGCAGAACGCTAAGTGGCACTTAGGGGAATGGTATGAAAGACACCTTACCCTGTTTCCGGTTGACCATTATGGCATACCAAGCCATTCGTCATTGGATACTCTTTCTAACTTAGTTCTCCACCCACCTGAATCGGAGCCACCCGCAAGGGTGGTGATGGTTTTGAAAACCCAGAAAGCCCCGCGTATCATTACGCTTGAGCCGTTGACCATGCAGTTTTTACAGCAGGGTCTAAAAGACGCATTGTATGCGTCCATAGAAGCTTGCCCCCTTATGGGCGGTCATGTGAACTTTACTGACCAAACAATAAATAGGGAGTTAGCACGGCAGGGGTCCATTGACGGCGAAACAGCCACTCTGGACTTGAGTGAGGCCTCTGATAGGGTCTCAAACAAACTGGTCGACCTGGCATTTGGGGACTCCCTCTTGAGGGAAGCCTTGGACGCTTTAAGGTCGCGATGCGCAAAGATCGGCAATAGTAACACGCTGATCAAGTTAAACAAATACGCATCGATGGGTTCCGCTCTTTGCTTTCCTGTAGAAGCTGTGTGCTTTTTTGTTATTTGCACTACGGCAATCTACGCGAGCGAGGGTGGTGGTTCAAAGACCGATTGGCAGAATGCTAGCCGAAAGGTCTATGTCTACGGGGATGATATTATTGTTCCCCGTGACAAGGCAATTACTTGCATCGATTGGCTTGAAAGCTTTGGCTTAAAAGTCAACACCAACAAAAGCTTCTGGACAGGTAAATTCCGGGAGTCGTGCGGTGGGGAGTACTATAACGGGGACTGGGTTACACCAGTCTACCTACGTGAGTACCCCAAAAATGCAAGGCGGAACGACCCGCGTATCGAATCGTGGGCTGCTACTGCGAACCAGTTATACCGTAATGGTTTCTGGCAAGCTGCGGCGGTCCTGCGCGATTTCTGCGACAGGGTGGTAGGGTTTGAAATCCCGACCACGCACGAGGATACAGCGGGCGTTACATGGAACACGTTTACCTCTAATTACGGAGGCAAACGAGAGCGGTTTGACAAAGGCGCATCTAAACATCAGGTGCGTACCGTTGCCGTGAAGCCCGTCTCAAACACAGATGAGATTGGCGGTTACCATGCATTGCACAAGGTATTCTCAACTCCCTTACAGGAGCGCGAGGATCACTTGACAATGTCTGTGCTTCGCAACCAAGCTGTCATACGAG